ACCTAGACTTTTATATTATTTAAGACGTAGAGGTTATAGAGGTTATTCTATGAACAGACCTGATAGAAGTTGGAACAAATTATCTACTACAGAAAAAGAGATTGGTGGCATACCCAACTCTAGCGAAGACATTAGGCAAGCACACGCAGCAGCTATTGAAATGTATATACAAGAACACGTTGGTTTAAAAACTAATGGTAACTATGGTGATATATATTTTAATAGAACATTAAACGATTGGTCTAAGTTTGACATAAACAATAGAACAAAGTTTGATGCAGCGATAAGCTCGGGTTTAGCTGTTATGGCTTGTAATAGAAATTTATATGCACCAAACGTTAAAAAAGAAAAACAAAGCATAAATATTAGTTTCTCAAGATATGAGAATCAAGGAAACTTTTCAAAAATAATAAAATAGAAATATGGCTGAATCAATTACTAAAAACTATTTTCCTAGCCAAGTCGTAAGTGACTTAGAAAAAATAACACCTCAATATGGTTTGAAGGTTGCTAAAGCTATTGAAAGTGAATGGTTTGATAAAGACTCTGGATCTAATAGATATAAAAGTAATGAGTTAACTTTTCATAGACTTAGGTTATATGCTAGAGGCGAACAGTCAATACAAAAATATAAAGATGAATTATCTATTAATGGTGATTTATCTTATCTTAATTTAGACTGGAAACCAGTACCTATTATACCTAAGTTTGTTGATATAGTAGTAAATGGTATATCAGAGAGAACGTATGATGTAAAAGCTTACTCTCAAGATCCATTTGGCGTTAGTAAAAGAACTGAGTACATGGAAAGCATTATTGCTGACATGAGAACTAAAGAGTTAAATGAATATACAAAACAAGCTTTTGGTGTTGATATATCTAACACACCTGAAGATGAGCTACCTGATTCACAAGAAGAGTTAGAATTACACATGCAGCTTAACTACAAACAAGCTGTTGAGTTAGCAGAAGAGCAAGCTATAAATACTATATTTGATGGAAATAGATATGAGTTAACTAGAAAAAGAGTTAATTATGATTTGACTGTTATAGGTATAGGTGCTGTTAAAAATACATTTTCTAAATCAGAGGGTGTTAAAGTAGAGTATGTTGATCCAGCTAACTTAGTTCACTCATATACAGAATCACCATACTTTGATGATATATATTACGTTGGTGAAGTTAAGGTTATACCAGTTAACGAGTTAAAGAAACAGTTTCCTGATTTAACAAATGAAGATCTTGAAGAAATAGTAAAGCAACCACATCCAAATACAAATGGATATAGTAAGGCTAATTACGATGATGTAGACAATAACCAAGTTGAAGTACTTTATTTTAATTATAAAACTTATATGAATGAGGTTTATAAGATAAAGCAAACAGCGACTGGTGCTAGTAAAATATTAATAAAAGATGATTCATTTAATCCTCCAACAGAGGTGTTAGATGATAAGTTTGAAAAAGTTTCTAAATCAATAGAAGTATTATACGAAGGAGTTTTAATAACAGGTACTAAAAAGTTATTGAAGTGGGAGTTAGCTAAGAATATGATGAGGCCAAAAAGTGATTACACTAAGGTTAAAATGAATTATTCTATTGTAGCTCCTAGAATGTACAAAGGACGTATAGAATCGCTTGTAGGAAGAATAACTGGTTTTGCTGATATGATTCAGTTAACTCATTTAAAACTACAACAGGTTATGTCTAGAATGATTCCTGATGGCGTGTACTTAGATGCTGATGGAGTTGCTGAAGTTGATCTTGGTAATGGAACAAACTACAATCCGCAAGAAGCACTAAACATGTTCTTTCAAACTGGTAGTATCATAGGTAGATCGATGACATCTGATGGTGATATGAACCCAGGTAAAGTACCTATTCAAGAAATAGCTAGTGGTAATGGAGGTGCTAAAATGCAAAGCCTAATACAAACATACAATTATTATCTACAGATGATAAGAGATGTAACTGGTTTAAACGAAGCTAGAGATGCTAGTACACCTGATAAAAATGCTTTAGTAGGTATACAAAAAATAGCAGCAGCTAATTCTAATACAGCAACTAGACATATATTACAATCTGGTTTGTTTCTAACAGCTGAGCAAGCAGAGTGTATATCTCTTAGAGTATCTGATATTATAGAGTATGCACCAACAAGAGATGCATTTATACAAAGTATAGGTGTTCACAACGTAGCGACACTTTCTGAAATGACAAATTTACATCTATATGATTTTGGTATATTCATAGATCTAGCACCTGATGAAGAAGAAAAGCAGATGCTAGAAAACAATATACAAGTTGCTGTTGCTCAAAAAGGTATAGACCTTGAAGATGCTATTGATCTTAGGGAAATAAAAAACATAAAACTAGCTAATCAATTATTAAAGATTAGAAGAAAGAAAAAGCAAGAGAAAGATCAAGCTATTCAACAGCAGAATATCCAAGCACAAGCTCAAGCAAATGCACAAGCACAACAAGTAGCTGCACAAGCTGAAGTACAAAAACAACAAGCTTTAGCACAAACTGAAATGCAAATAGAACAAGCTAAGTCTCAAATGGAGACTCAAAAGATGACACAAGAGGCTGAGATAAAAAAGCAGTTGATGCAGTTTGAGTTTCAATTAAACATGCAGCTAAAGCAAATGGATTTAAACACCATTAACGAAAAAGAAAAATACAAAGAAGATCGAAAAGATAAAAGAACAAAAATACAAGCAACTCAACAGTCTGAGTTAATCGATCAAAGAAAAAATGAGAAACCACCTAAGAATTTTGAATCAGCAGGTAATGATATACTTAGTGGTAACTTTAACTTAGGGTCGTTTGATCCTAAGTAATTATTTTTAATTTTTTATATTATATTATATTATGGCTAAAAAAACAAAAGAAGAAGTTGTTGAAAATGCAACTGAAGAGAAAATTGAATCAACACCTAGTGGTGATAAGATTAAAATAAAAAAACCTAAATTTAGTAAAAATACAGAAGAAGTTGTCAAAGTAGACCTTCGAGAAGTTAATAAATCTGAAGAAGAGGTGATTACTAAAGAAGAAGAAAAAGAAGAAAATGTCATTGAAGAACAACCATTGGCAGAAGAGCCAACAACTAATGAAGCAGTGGGAGGAGAAGATACCCAAAGCGAAGTTAAACAAGAAGATAAAGAACAAGTTTCCGAGGATGAGCAAAGCAGCGTTCTCGAGGAGATAACAGAAGAAGAAGTTGTTGAGAAAAAAACAGAAGAATTAATTGAAGAAGTTAAAGAAGCTGTTGAAGAGCAAAAAGAGACTGGAGTTGATTTACCTGAAAACATACAAAAGGTAGTTGACTTCATGAGTGAGACTGGAGGTACACTAGAAGAATATGTAAGATTAAATCAAGATTACAGTTCACTAGATGAAAAACAGTTATTAAAAGAATTTTATAGGTCTACAAAACCACATTTAACAAGTGATGAAGTAGACTTCTTGATGGAAGATTCGTTTTCGTATGAAGAAGATATAGATGATGAAAGAGATATCAAGAGAAAGAAATTAGCGCTTAAAGAGCAAGTTGCTAGCGCTAAGTCCCACTTGGATGGATTAAAATCTAAGTATTATGAAGAAATCAAAGCAGGTTCTAAGTTAACTAGTGAACAACAGAAAGCTGTAGATTTTTTCAATCGTTATAATAAAGAGTCAGATGAGACGAGTAAAGTAGTTGAAAAGCAGAAATTAACATTTAATAAAAAGACTAATGAGGTTTTTTCCAATGAGTTCAAAGGTTTTGAATATAAAGTGGGAGATAAAAGATATAGATTTAATGTTAAAGAAGCTGGTAAAGTAAAAGAAACCCAGAGCGACATCAATAATTTTGTTAGAAAGTTTCTAAACGAAAATAATGAGATGGTAGATGCTAAGGGTTATCATAAATCTTTATTTACAGCTATGAACTCAGACGCTATAGCTAATCATTTTTATGAGCAAGGCAAAGCAGATGCAATAAAAGAAAGTGTTGCACGAGCTAAAAATATAGACATGAACCCGCGACAAGGTCACGAAGGTTTTGTTGATGCAGGCGGAATAAAAGTGAGAGCGCTAACTGGTGATAACTCTTCTGATTTTAAGTTTAAAATTAAAAAGTAGTTTAACATTTAAAATAAAAATAAAATGGCAGCAGTTAATCCAACCGGAGGTGGTAGTTTAAATTCAACCCCCGCACCGGTAAAACAAACGCTTAGTTCAGCGTATATCGATTTTACAGCTTCTGGAACAGCAGGATGGGCACAACAGTATTTGCCTGATCTAATGGAGCAGGAAGCCGCAATATTCGGTAAAAGAACAATTTCTGGATTTCTAAATCAAGTAGGAGCTGAAGAAGCAATGACATCTGATCAAGTTATCTGGTCTGAGCAAGGTAGATTACATATTAATCTAGCAGCTGTATGTACAACTGCATCAGCAGGATTAATAACTTTTGGCACAGCTCACGAGTTAAGAGTTGGTGACACTATTTTAGTACACAAAGCAGCAGCTACGCTTAAGTGTTATGTATCAGCAGTCGGAAGTACAACTACCGTTACCGCATTACCTTACACTCAAGCAACTTTAGCTACTGGTTCATCTTTTGCGAATGCTGACGAAGTAACTGTATTTGTATATGGTTCTGAGTTTGCTAAGGGAACAGTAGGTCAAACAGATGCTATTGCACCATCTTTCAAGTCATTTACTAACAAGCCAATCATCATTAAGGATATGTATGAGATTTCAGGATCTGATGCTTCTCAAATTGGTTGGGTTGAAGTAACTGGAGAGTCTGGACAATCAGGTTATCTATGGTATTTAAAAGCCGAAGGTGATACTCGATCTAGATTTACTGATTATTTAGAAATGGCAGTAGTTGAAGGAGAGAAGAAAGTTGGTTCAGCTAATGCGTCTGTTCCAGATGGTACTGAAGGTATGTTTGCCGCTATCACAGATAGAGGTCACATTACTACAGGTATAGCTGGAAGTTCTACATCTGATGATTTAGGATCTTTTGATAACATTCTAAAGAAGTTTGATGCACAAGGAGCTATTGAGGAAAATATGATTTACTCTAATAGAACTGTTTCTTTAGCAATTGATGATATGCTTGCAGCTCAGAACTCTTATGGTTCTGGTGGTACTTCTTATGGAGTATTTAGTAATAGCGAGGATATGGCTTTGAATCTTGGTTTTTCAGGTTTCCGTAGAGGATCTTATGATTTTTATAAGACTGATTGGAAATACTTGAATGATATTGGTTCAAGAGGTGCTTTTGGAGACAATGATATTCGTGGAGCTATTATTCCAGCTGGTGTTTCTAGCGTATATGATGAGCAACTTGGTAGCAGCATGAAACGACCTTTCTTGCATGTTAGATATAGAGCTTCTCAAACTGATGATAGGAAAATGAAAACTTTTATAACAGGTTCTGTTGGCGGAAACGTTACTTCGGATCTTGATGCTATGAAAGTACATTATCTATCTGAAAGATGTCTAGTAGTACAAGGAGCTAATAACTTCATGTTATTAACCTAATAACAATTATTTAATAATTACCCTTGTCCGATGGATGAGGGTAATTTTTACCCTTATTATATTATATTATATTATGAAAAAAATAGTAAAAAAAGAAACTCAAGATAGGGTTTTAAAGGATAAAGTTTTTGTTTTAAGAAACAATTTATCACCACTAACATATACAATAAAGAGTCGAGGTGTTTATCATTTTGATGAAGAAAAAGGTTTTGAAAGAGAATTAAAATATACTCAAAACCAACAAACACCATTTGTTGATGAATTTAAAGGTGACGCAAGATTAGCTCACATAACTTTTGAAGATGGAGTTTTAAAAGTTCCAAAAGAAAAACAAACTTTACAAAAGTTTATGGATTTATCTCCTGACAAAGGTAAAGTTTATGAAGAGTTTGATACAGTACAAATAGCTGTTGATGAACTACAAGACCTAGAGTTAGAGGTAGAAGCATTGACCGCAGCAAAAGGTTTAGATATAGAAATAGCTGAAGCAGTAATGCGTGTAGAGTTAGGTTCTGAGGTATCTAGCATGAGTTCTAAGGAGCTTAAACGAGATTTATTATTGTTTGCTAAGCATAACCCTAGTTTGTTCTTAGAATTAGTTTCTGATGATAATGTACAACTTAGAAACTTTGGTATAAAAGCTACTGAATCTAGTATATTGAAATTATCTGAAGACCAAAGAAACTTTACTTGGGCTAGTAATGGAAGAAAAGTTATGACTGTTCCTTTTGATGAACATCCATATTCTGCGTTAGCAGCTTTCTTTAAAACAGATGAGGGTATGGAAATATACTCTAATATTGAGAAACGATTAAAGGATTAAGTTCCATGTAGATGTTAGGCCATCGACTTGGTGGCTTAACTACTACAAAATAAAAAATTATGGCAGTAAGTATTAACGACGTATATCAAAAAGTACAAGTAATAGCTAATAAAGAACAAAGAGGTTATGTAACACCTGTAGAGTTTAATTCTCTAGCTAATCAAGTTCAAAACGATATTTTTGAACAATACTTCTACGATTTAAATCAAGCTGATAGAAAAATAGAAACATACGAAGAGTATTCAAATGCTATAGATCTTATAAAGGAGAGGTTATCTCCTTTTCATTATTTTAAGGCATCACCATCAGCAACAAGCAATAATACAGTTACTCTAGCTGCCAACGTGTATGAGTTGGGTGATGTATATTTTACATTAAGCGGTTTAGATTATTTAGTGCAACCTATTAGTAAAGAAGAACTTATAAATATACAATTATCACCATTAGCTCAACCTGTTACAAAAAGACCTGTTTATGTTAGGAAATCAGCTACACAAATAGAAGTATTTCCTGCAACGATAACATCAGGTATAACACATAATTATGTTAAAAAGCCAACAGTAGTAGCTTGGGGTTATAATACAGCCACAGGTGCTTACGATGCTAGCACAACAACAAACTTTGAACTACATCCTTCTGAAGAAGCTAATATAGTTATTAAAGTTTTACAATTAATAGGTGTTATTATAAAAGATCCAAGTTTATATCAAATATCATCTCAAGAAGAAATAAAAGATTTACAACAAGAAAAAGCATAATAAATGGGACTATTAGGAACAACTACAGCAGAATCTTATTATAATCAGTCTCAATCATTTACTGGTAACGGAAGCGCGCATCAATTTATATTATTGCAAACATACTTTCCAACAGTACCAACAGCTAAAGAACAGTTTGAGATATATATAAATGATATATTAATAAATCCAAACAACTATAGTTATAACAACTCTAACGATACTATAACGTTTACGTCTACTAGTATGAACACTGATGTTCAGACAGGTAGTAATGGAGCACCAAAAAATGGTCTTATTGTATTAGTTAGAGAAATTGCAGAAACAGAGCAATATGGTAACTATCAGTACATAGATGTAGAAGATATTATAAACAATTTTATAGTTTCTTATGTTGGTGAAGGTAAAATAATAAGTAAGGTTAGAAAATCTGACGTAGCTTTTCATGCTCAAAGAGCAATACAAGAGTTTAGTTATGATACTTTTAAATCTACAAAAGCTCAAGAGATAGAGGTTCCACCTTCATTAACTATGATTTTACCTCAAGATTACGTTAACTATGTTAAAATGTCATGGAAAGATGATGGTGGTGTAGAAAGAGTTATATATCCTATAAGGCATACAAGTAATCCAACATCATTGTTGCAAGATTCAAATTATAAATACTTGTTTGATTCAAATGGTGATTTACAAAAAGCATATAACTCTAATACTTGGGGTGATTTTTCAACTCCAAACGCTGATTTAACTGAATATAGTCAAGAAGAAAAATTAGATCAAGTAGATTTAAATGCAATGGGATCTAGATATGGTGTAGAACCAGAACTAGCTCAAAGTAATGGATCATACTTTATAGATCAAATAAAAGGTACTATATATTTTAGTTCTAATATGTTTGGTAAAATACTAACACTTAAATATATAAGTGATGGATTAGGTACAGACGCGGAAATGGTTGTACATAAGTTTGCTGAAGAAGCAATGTATAAGTATTTAGCACACGCAGTTTTAGCCACTAAAATGAACATACCAGAGTATATTGTTGCAAGGTTTAAAAGAGAAAAGTTTGCAGCAACTAGAAATGCAAAATTAAGGTTATCCAACCTTAAATCAGAGGAGCTTGCTCAAATAATGCGAAACAAATCAAAGCAAATTAAACATTAACACATGCCGGAAATATCAAATAACTTTAGACTAGGTAGGATGGAGAAGGATCTAGACGATCGTCTTGTTCCTAATGGTAGCTATAGAGATGCTTTAAATGTAGAAATTGCTACATCTGAGGGATCTGATGTTGGTGCTTTACAAAAAGTTTTAGGTAATACTATAATAGGTACAATAGGTTCAATGACTAATCCTGTCTGTATTGGATCTGTTAGAGACACTGAAAATAATAAAATATATTGGTTTATAACATCAAACTCAAGAGATGTTATAGCTGAATATGATGAAGCAGCTGGTACTATAGCTCCAGTTTTAGTTGATAATGGTAGTAATTTAAAATTTAATACTAGTAATCTTATAACAGGTGTTAATATATTAGATGGTGTTTTATATTTTACAGATAATTTAAATGAACCTAAAGAAGTTGATATTTCATTTTGGAAAAACCAAACAGTTAATTTTGCAACTCAGTCAACAAACTTATCAGAAGATACTATAACTGTAATAAAAAAATCTCCACTTGAAGCACTCGAATACAAAGTATTAAGTACAACTACGGTAACAGGTTATGGAACTAATGAACTTGATTCAGTACCCATAATGGCAAGAATAAATTCTAGTACAGCTTTAACTTTATCTACAATAAACATTGGTACAACTATATCAAATTTAACTTTTGTAAAAACAGATGGTACTAGCATATCAAATGAATCAATAGATTTAAATTATATTGTAAAAAATACTGCTAATAATATATCAGGTTCAAAAGTTACATTAACAAATGAAAATGGGTCAAGGGCTGTAATAGAAATATTAACCAGAGATACAAGTACTAATCCAGATACTTTTACTGCAAAATTAATACACAAAGATGATGATCTTAGCTTGGTAGAAAATGTTAATCAAACAGGATCTAGAAACACTTCTCGAAACATAATATTAAATTCAACTAACTTAGCATCATCTAATCCAACTAGCTTAACTATTTATACATTTAATTATTTATTTAATGGATCAACCCCAATAAATACTTTTGAAATTAGTGCTGATGGTTCTTATGATATAACTTTTACTGTAAGAGTTACGCTTCTTAATATAACTAGTAATTCTACTAAATACTTGCAATTAGTTATATATAAAAATAATGGTGAAATAATATTCCGACAGGGTAATTTAAATCAAAGTGTTGCTGAAAATTATCAAGTAAAAACTATTACAAAATCTGATGTTTCATTATTAGCTGGAGAAACTGTTGGTGTTGGTATAATTTTTACAACTGGACCTGACAATACTGGAAATGCAGCGCTGCAATCTGGAGCTGGTGTTACAACTGATACGTTATCAACTAATGGTGCTAGTACATATAATATAATTACACAAAGCATAACAAATCAATACAATGCTGTTGCAGATCAAGTAATGGGTCATTTTGAAAAAAAGTTTCCAAGGTTTTCTTATAGATATAAATACAATAATAATCAATATTCTAC